GCATTTTGAGTTCTTTCGCCCGGCTCATTTAAGAGCCGGGCATAAAAACAGACCATTATGGAATACCAACTATTAGCTGTGCCATTTTCGGGGTTCTATGAATCCGAGTGGAGCAATATGATAGAAGCACGAGAACAGGAAGAAAAAGACTGGCTCGTAGAACATTATGATGTTGATTCGGATTTTTTGCAAGATTGTGTAGAAGCTGAAGATGGCTGGAACGCTCGATGCAGGGAACAAATTGCTACATGGTTTTGTGAGCATTACTTCAGTCTTGTTTCTGAGTTCACCGGCATCGACTTTGAAGTTAAGAGCGTAAAGATTGATTCGCCACGAAGCTACAATTTCACATCTGATAAATTGATTGCAACTGTTATAACGCCTATGGGTCGAAAGCAGATGTTCAATAAAATACGGACTCTGATGCGTGAAAATTATGATGTGTTGAAAAAAATCATCGCAGACAATCATACCAGTTGCAGCGGCTTTTGGAGCTTTATGTCCAATAACATAGACGAGTGGTTTGGTAATCTGAATAATGACGACCATCCTTATCTGGATTACATTCTCGCCTACCTCACACATATCAAGGCAAAAGAAGTTCAATGGGCTCGTGGAATGAGTGAGTCAGGTTTCCTGAACTACGCCATTTATGAGGCGATAGCTTACAATAATTATCTGGAACGCCCCAATTTAGTCGCATCATTCAAGAATGATGAGGAAAAATGGGAGCAAATTCTGGCAGACATTAAAGCGAAGGAACAATGCCGTAAAATGGAAGCCAATCAACCTATAATCCCCGGTTTAATATGATAGAAGATTTCTACAACCAAGTGTTCGTTTGCGGACAATCAAGCATAACCCGCGGTGAACTTGAAAGTTTGCCGTGTCCTTTCAAAACCTTCGGTATAGATGACACAACTATGCAGAAGGTTGTGGAATGTACTGAAGAAGCCACCAGAGAAGATCTCAGACTTTCAAAGGAAGAGAAAATTGACTTCAATAACGACAAGCACAGTGAGTGCTGGTGGAAGAATCTTGAACATTTCTGCAATCACTTCAATATCCCGTATTACGAAGATGAGCCATGACATTCAGAAATATATTCAGATAACCGGTCCGCACTGTGACATCGCCGTTATCTATCGTCGTGCGGTTAACATTATTGACTGCGAGATCCCTAAGCCTGACTCGGACAACTTTCGGGATTTGGGTAGACTGGTAGAAATCTTCGGAGGCGACCGTAATGAGGTGATTGATTGCCACGGATATAGTGAAATAGAGTCCGTTGACTTTGAGAATCACGGCAAAGAAATGGTCATCACAGTCATAACTCCTTATGGCAATCTACACGATTTTATGGAATGGGTGCGTAAGCGGTTCCCTTCTTGCGTCTTCTTATGCTTGAAAGATAGCGAGGACGCAGATTCACAAGTAATTAACGAATATAACTGAAATGGAGCTTATAGTTACCAATCGTATCAAACGTGAATTGTCCATACCCACAGTTAAAGGTATGGATATGGCTGGCAACATCTTACGAGTTTTCTTCAGCAATGAGCAAGACTCTTATTCAGCCTTTCAAAGAATCAGAGAGTTCGGCTTACGATGCTGTCACGCTGGAGTCAATGCTCCGGATGGTCCGATGGTAATGATGAGCCACATTCATCAGTCAGATTATAATCTAAAATTCCGATAATATGCACGAAGCAGAAGAATATTTAAGAAACCCCGACAATCCGACATCGCTGTATGTGCAGATTGGAGGAAAACGCCGTCGCCTTTTTATTAACCGTGATGAGGGCGAAATTGGCATTATCGCCCCAAAATACAGAAAACGCGGTTATCTTTTTGGAAATTGGGATAGTATCGAAAAAATTTTCTATCCCAAGCCGAAGAATCCTGAAGAAGAAAATCGCAAACTTGTCAGGAAATATAAACGTCTTGCAGCAAAGGCTACTTTCAAATCGCCGTGGCTGACTAAGATTGCAGAAGCTGACGAATCTAAAAGTTTGTATGAAAATAATATCACAACAGGAGTTCGTATTGAAGGTCAAGTAATCTCTCTGGATGCCATAGCGAAATATGCTCCCTACACAGTTGACCAGTTCCGCCAAGCCTTGAAAGAGCGCAAGAGTTTTAACTCATGTCGCTTCGATTTCAGAGGATATGAGGGCACTCTATGGATAAGTGTACCTAAAGAGGGCGATACATACCTCAAACCCGGTGAAATTGCTGCCGGGTTTTCAAAAGAATATCGTGGCTGTGGTAATGGCTACTATTATCTACTAATCAACGATGAACAATTCATCGGCTATGACATCGACTAATGGCAAGGCAGAACAAATATCAGTATCTCCGCGTTCTGCAAGGTCTTTATGAGGGGCAATGGGGTGACTTGATTGCTCGTGATGAAAGATGCAGTAAAGAAGAACGAGACGCTTTCAATGCAGATGTAAGGGCGTATCGCTTGAATGATCCGCGTCCATATCGGGTCATTTCCAGACGACAGCCTATCAATGAACCTTTTCACGCATAAATTATGGCAAAGAAACTATATCACACGAATTTCAGCGTTGCCGTTAACTGGTGCAATAACGCACTGGTGATGTGCAACAATCTCCCTGAAATAGACCCGTCAGTATGGGATAACATGATGCCAGTACCTTCAGTTGGCGAAGAAGATGAGGAACATTATGAGTGTCCTGAATGTGGCGAAGAAATTCAGATACACGCTTGTATAGATTCTGACGGCGATGAAACCGGAGAATACGAATGCGAAGTATGTGGTCATATTTGGGATCCCGATGATGTAGAGCCTGAAATGTCTAATGTGCCAGACGAAATTTTCCAGTGGTTTATAACAGACTGCTCTCAGTTTGATGTAAACTATCTACGAGAGCATTTTGGCTTACTCTTCACATATAGCAATTTGCTTGATTGCTATATTTTGTGCATCACTCATTACGGAACAGCATGGGATTATGTGGATTGGGAAACAGACAATCCTAACGCAGAGCGAAAACTCGGAGAAAAGAAGTGAGCATGAATTTAGAAATACTGAAGAAATTATGGGAAGATTTCAGCGAAATTCCCATAGACAGCAATGACTGCATCGAAAAACCTTTCATGCACTTTGAAGTCGGGACATACCGATTTGATGTGTGGCATTGGTTTGATGAACGATGCCCTAACGGATTATCACAAGATTTATCCCCATGAAAATAACGGTATTAGACTTCAGCCAATCCACTGTTGACATTATCACAGTAGATGACAAATGGCTGAATAATGACCTTCGGGAAGCCCTGCCCGAATGGTATGAAGATGACGAGTGGGCTGCAATGGACAAAGATGAACGAATCGAGCTTTTTCTGTTCGAGTATTGCGGATATTCAAACAGCTATATTCACTATATGATTGACTGTTCGGAAATTCGTAATAGAACCCCAAAAGATTACAACTAATGAAACATACAGATTTATACAAAAAATATCAAGCTCTTGACGCTCAAGAGAGACGAGAACTTGTTGCCGCCATAAAAGCGCATGGCGGGGAATATGTATTCCCAGAATGCGATGAAGATGAAGAAGATAATCGACCGGTTGTGTGTGCATCTTTCAAACACGCTGATGCTCCCGGAGATTATACCGTGACTCGTGTCGCTGTTAACGAACATGGTTGTCTTTCTATTTATGGTTGTCCCATAGATGATGAGACTCTGGAGGATTTATTGTACTACATCGAGTTTCACCATATAAGTTACATAACCGCAGCTGTTCCGGAAACCGATATGGTTAAAGACGTTTCCGAATCAGTTAAATAACACATGTTAAAATCCGAATAATGGACAACGTTGGACTCCATCGTTGGCTATTCATATCAAAACAATCAACAAATAAAACAAAATCGTATGAGCAAATTCATCGTAAGACGCACCTCTATCTATGAGGTGAACGCAGCTTCCAAGGAGGCTGTCAGAGAAGTGGTAAAATCTGGTTTTTTGACCGACAACATCAAGCCGTCGAAGAAAGTCTTTTCTATCGTAGCAAAAGACGATGTTGAAGTCGTAGTCACAGAACAGGATTAACAACAATCACTTAAAGCTGTGGGCTGGGCAACTTGCCCACAGCTACTGATTAAACAATGCCGTATTTAAGTGACAACATTTCAATCGCCGGAACTAAACATGACAAACGTAGTAAGCTGACGCAAGACGAAAGAAATGCAATTATCATCCTTGTTCAAAAAGGATATAGTCAACGAAAGCTCGCCGCCATGTTTAGAGTTTCCCGACGACTCGTCCAGAGCATAATCAAACCTCAGCCTCGTTCTCCGGCACGTCCTCGTCCGGCTGAATATTGGACTGACGCTAAGAGGAAATATCGGAAACGTAAAAATGAACTATTCAAAACAGGAAAAATCCAACTTCCCAAAAAGAAAGCGCATCCGAAAGCCAATCCTCGAAAGACCAGACGAGATAAGGATTGAAGATTTCATCCTTTCAGTTTTGACTCTATGCGGACTTCAGAAACATCAAGATTTTTCAGTATGCAGACATCATCTTTTTATAAAGAAGAACCCCTTGCGAGGCAAACTGATACACATCTTAAAAGAAACATATCCACAATATAACTACTATTGGGAAACGCCAAGAACTCTCATGTGGTTTTAACTCCAAAACAGGAAACAATGACAGATGTAATTCTCCAAGCGTTTTTCGAGCCTGAGCGATGGGAATACGCCATTGACAAGGGTGTCGGAAAAGACATCGACAAATCACAGCTATATCAGCTTACAAAGCCGGAGGTTCGCGCTAAAATTTATCAAGCGATCCGTGACGGCAAATATGAAATTGCACCGCCTCACACAGCTCAGATTCCTAAAGATAATGGTGAATTCAGAACTGTGTATATAAACGAGCCAATCGACCGTATATTCCTCAGCATTGCTAACGACCTCCTATTTGAGCTAATGCCTGAGATGGTTCATCCGGCTTGTCGCTCTTACCAAAAAGGAATCGGTTGCGGCAAGATTGTTCAGGAAATTTCTCGTAAGATTTGCGAAATCAAAGCCGAAACAATCGGCTGGAAATCTGATTTTAGTAAATATTTCGATACAGTGTTACTCCAGTCTATTGATGCGGCATTTGATGCTGTTGAGGCTAAATACAACCACTCAGCAATCATTGACGTACTTCGGAAATATTATCATTGCAATCTCTATTTCGATTTAGACGGAGAGCTAAAGGAAGCCTACCAGTCATTGAAGCAAGGCTGTTCTGTCGCCTCTTGGTTGGCAGATGTGATAATGTATGACCTTGATGAGCGTTTGAGCAAGTTGAATGGTGAATATGTCCGCTATTCAGACGATGCTCTGTTTATTGGGCCGGATTACGAAATCGCTATGGAGATTATGAATGAAGAAACCGCGAAACATGGTGTAACGCTTAATCCTAAAAAAGTTGAGTATCTAACGCATACACGCTGGTTCAAATTTCTGGGTTACTCAATTAAGAACTCTATGATTTCTTTAAGCGAGACTCGAATCAAGAAATTCCAGCATGAAATTGAATCACGGACAATAAATGTGCCTAACATCACGCTCAGAAAAGCCATTAACGCTGTCAATCGGTTCCTTTATAAAGGGAACGGCGAATACAGTTGGGCGACTCAAATTCTTCCGGTCTGCAATGTTAAGAAAGATATTGACGAACTGAACAAGTTCGTTATGGATTGTCTGAAAGCAGTAGCAAGCGGAAAGAAAAAAATTGGTGGACTTGGCTATGTGGTCAATAAACCTGATGGTTGCATTCAACGTGGAATAGGACGGCATGTTCGTTCAAATCGAGCCAAACTTGAAAAGATAGAAGGCTATCTGTCAATCGGCTGTATGCAAAATGCGATGATTACAAGTCGTGAGGCATACAAAACATTGGTAGCAACCTTATAATTATGATGCTGAATGTGCGGCAGTTGTGGAATAGCATTGTTTCAAAGTCGATTCAATTATTACGCGATCTTCATCTGAGATGAGGCTGGAAATCCAAGCCTCAATCTCAGAAGCTGATCGCGTAAAGTGAATCAAGTTATCGAATCCAGTAAAGCGACACATAAGATGTTTGACCACGACAAACTGAGTATGCAGTACATTGATTGGATGGCTGAATCATTATTCAAATGCGGCCTTTGCAGTTGGAACCCGGCTGGACAAGAACTTGTCCAGCCTCAGTTCCAAAC